TTTTCCTTGCTTAAATATTTTTTGTGCTTGTGTGCTCCACATAGCACCTTTATTTAAAGTATCGTATTCAGTCATATTATTCTCCTTTAATTTTACCTTTATATTTATATCTGGCATATCTAACTTTATTTTTAAATTTATCAGTATTTTCTTCAATCTCTGTAAAGATATTATAATTTTCTTTTAAATTATAAATTATACCACTTAATCGCATAGAACCATAAAGTTCATAAGCATCTTTTGGTGTTATTGATTTATATTTTTTTAAGTGTGATAAGACTTTTTGTGTTTTGTTAAATTTAAGCATTAAGAATCTCCTCTGCTTTCAAAATAGTTTCTATTGTTCTTTTTTTAACTTCATCTTTTATTTCTATTGCTTCTTTTTTTTCTAGTGATTTTAAAATTCTTTGCATTTCTTTTTTATAGCCATGTAAAGAGGATTTCATATCTTTTCTAATAAGCCATTCAATTCTTTGCGACCATACTGCAATATCACTTGTTTGTTCATTATTTTTCAATTCTCCATTTGGTTTAAAATATCTGTAAGGTGCAAAATCATAGTCATATTTGATTGAGGTATTACTGATGGAGGTATTACTATTGCCATCATCATCTTCACTTGGTATTCCATAGATTGCTTGAAGTGCATATCTTTTAGCATAAGTAATTGCTGAACCAATTTTTTGACTGTCATCAAAATCATTATTTTTTGGAATTATAGGATATTTAGATATAATTTGTTGTTGAGTATCATTATGCATTAAAACAGTTTCTACCCACATATCAATAATTTTAGTTCCTTCATGATGTGTCATTTTGTAATCCACAACTTGAGTAAATGATAACCCAAATCTAGAACCTTTATTTGCAGTTTCTATAACTGATTCTAAGGAAGCATATTTTGATTTAAAAAAAGGATTATCACTAGACTTACTAGCACTGTTTGCCTCTGCTTGAAAGGCACAAAGGGCATTATTAATATATTTTTTTTGATTAGTTTCATTACTTGTTGTCATTTTTTTATATTCCATATTTTACTTTCTCTAGCTGTGTTAATATCATTTTTATCCCATTCCCAGCTATCAAGATTTGGATAAAACATTCCAGCAATCTCATGTATATCTTCAGAGATGCTAAGAAACTTTTCTATGCTTTGACATATTTGAATAACTTCTTTTATATTATCTTCAACATTTGCAACCTTGTATGTCGTACAATGTTTTTTGCTAACATAATCCACCCATATTGGTTTTTTGGTTGCATAAGAATAAATAGAAGCTTGTCTTTGAACTGCATGAGGAACTGCTGATGGTATAGCACGAACACTCTTCAGTTCTCGTAAAGTGGTTTTTAATTCAAGGTCTATGTACCCAATAATAGGCAGAGATACTTCCTCAAATTCTAAAGTAATTTTTGATTGTGTACGAACAGGCGAATCATCTAAATTATAATAAGTAGGAAAACCAGACATTATATATTGTGGCAAATCAGTTCTTTCTTTCTCTATTTTTTTATCTTCAAACTCACCTTTTAATTCTAATAATTCTGATTCGTAAAAAGTTAATGCTTCTTCTATATGTGTTTGAATGTTTTTATCTTTATAAAATAGAATGGAACAAAGTTGATGGTCAACTGCTTGTCCTCTTATGGTAGAGGGATTGCCATTAAAGTCATCAAGCTTCATAGCTTTAAAAAGAAATTTTGCTTTATCTCTAATAAATAAATTTATTGTATGAGAAGAGAGATGGTCAAAATATTTCTCTATATGCTTTAATCGCATTTTTCTTGTTATTACCACTTTTACCTCGTTGGGTTTTTCTATTATTATTATTAATTTATAATCTTTAAAAGATAAAGTAAACCTTTTTTTATTTTTATTTTTATTTGTTTATGCTAAGGTATGGCATGACATTACATGAATGGTTAAAACAAGAAAATTTGACTGCCAAAGATTTTGCTGAAAATAATTCAATACCTTATGGCTCAGTTTTAAAATGGGTTTATTCTGATAGATTTCCTAGAATAAACTATTTAGATAAAATTTATAACATTACTAAAGGCAAGGTAACTGCCAATGACTTTCAGAAAATACAAGAATATTCCAACAGAAGTTGATGGAATAAAGTTTGATTCTAAAGCAGAATCAAATCGTTATAATGAATTAAAATTACTACAAAAAGAAGGCGAAATAAAAGATTTAGAGTGTCAACCAAAAATACCTCTAATGGTAAATGGAAAAAAAATTGGTATGTATATAGCTGATTTTAAATACTACGATAATAAATTTAAAAAAACTTTAATTGAAGATGTTAAGTCAGTTGCAACAAAAACACCAGTGTATAATTTAAAAAAGAAGATTTTGTTAACATATTCACCACCCATTGAAATTATAGAGATATTTTAGTATATTAATTAAAGCCAAAGGGCAAATTAATTAAATTCCAAATGGAATTACAACAAGGGAAAAACTAAATGTTAGACCCAATTTCCATTCTTGGAGTTGCAACAACTGCATTTACAACACTAAAAAAAGGTTTTGAATTAGGACGAGATGCAGAATCTATGATAAAAGATGTTGGCAGATTTATGCATTCTGTTGACGATATAAGAAACTTACATAATCAAAAAAAAAAAAAGAAGTTTGGTTCAGTAGAGGAGGAATCTTTAGAAACTTATGTTGCTCTTAAAAAAGCAAGAAAAATGGAAGATGAACTTCGCAATTTTATGATTGCTTCGTATGGTGTCAATGCTTGGAATGATATTCTTCAAATACAGGCAAGACTGAGAAAAGAACGAAAAGAAGCAGAATTGATAAGAAGAAAAGAACAAGAGGAATTAATTAAAATGGTTCTTGTTATTTTAGCAATAATTTTAGCAACTGGATTAGGTATTTTTTTATATTTCTTTGTTCTTTAATGAAAAAGTTTAAATGGAAAAGATTTCCTAAATTGTCAAAACTAAAATATAAATCGCCAGTCGTATGTTGGCATAGCACAAAAAAAAGTGTAGAATCTCCAGATGGAGTTTTAGAATATTACGAAAAAAAAGATGATAAATAAAACAGTATATCAAAAAAATAGAAGATATATGGCATGGTGTGCCTTGGTTATGATGTTTATTGCTACGATTGCAGTATTAGTAGACCCAGAAAGATTTGCGAAAGCAGATAGCATTTTAATGATGATGTATGGCTCATTAAGTGCGTTGGTCGGTGCGTATTTTGGTTTTGCTAAAAACAATAACAATGACAAAAGCAAATAAAATAATATTAGTTTTATTGAGCATTGAAATAACTTTACATATTGCAGAAATATTGTTTGATATGTTTCAACATATTCATTTTTATGGTTTTGACTGGTGAGGTATTCATATAAAAATAAATATAATAAAAGAATCTATTATATTTTATTATTTGCAATTTTTTTACATATTTTAGAGTTATGGCTAGATATTTCATTTTTTGACAATTTAAAAGAATTACACAAAAACGATGATTAAGATTTTAAAAAATATAAAAGATAAATTCTCAAATGCAGATAATGTCATTGATGGAATAGTTGACATTGGATTGTTAGTATTTGATGTATTATCTTCACCAATTCTCTTAGTTATGAGACTTGTACGATATTACATAAAAATATGGATTAAAACATTTATCAAGACTTTTTTGAAGAAAACATACCACAAAATCTACGACAAATAATCACCAATGGTCTTTTCTAAGATGCTTGGGTATATAAATGGCATGACCAACAATGACATCATAAAATTGCATACTGTTATTATCAGAGGAAAAACTTTTCTCCCAAACCTCAGTAGCATATCTATTTATTGCTTTATTTCTTAGTTTGCCTTCTTCACATATAATAAAGCAATCTCCATTATTAAGATTTACAACTTGCACAATATCTGTATCAATTAATTTATATGCTTCTAACAAATCTGGCACTTTGTCATTATCTTCAATTATAAAAGTTTTTATATTATTACTGTTTCTAATCGTTTTCATTTTTTAATCCTTCAATATACCATTGTGGTGTTTCTATTTTCCATTTTGCAAATCTTGACTTTTCTCCAATGTAAAATGCTTTGTAGGCATCTACATAGAAATCTCTTTTGTATTTTTCTGGCATACATTGAGGTGGGTTTTGCCATTTTGTGGATAAAAAGTTTTTAGGTATTTCTTGAAACACTTTAAATAACTCTTCTGCTTTATGTTTATTGTTGTATCTTCTTCTATATTCATTTATACATTCTGTCCATAAATCAAATAAAAAGATATAATGTTGCCAAGATTCCCGAACCCAAATTGTCATTGGGTGATTTATAAATGCTTTTTTGTAAAGTAAAGGGTTTTTATTGTTATCAAGCATTCTGTGTGTTGTTGAAAGCATTTGTCCATATTCTAAAATCATTTTTACAATATGTTTATCACAATGCTCTTTACCAGCTTGAAAAGGACAAGTATTTAAAAAAAAAATATTCATATTTACCCCATTTTATTAAAATCAGTAATTATATTTTCTTTATTTTTTATAACTAAATTAAGTTTTTCTATTGCTACTCCAAGATTTGCATCTGCTTCATCATTAGTAACAACTGCTTTAAGCATAAAACTTTTTACTTTTTCTAGGTTTTGAATATCATTTAAAATATCAATCATTATTTATTCTCCCAGCAAATTTGTTCTGAACGAAATAAAACTTCATCATTAAAATCTAAATTAAGAAACTTACAAATTAATTTCATTTCTTTTTCCAAAGCTTTTAATTTAATTGAATTATCAACTCTAGTTGCTAAGTGTTGTTGAGTGTATGAATGATGCTCATGAAATAAAGTATCAAACTTTTCTTCTAGCATTTTTTTAGTTGCAGTTGTTGGTCGTATATTTACCATTTTTTTCTCCTTTAAGTTTGGGTCAGATTTTTGGTACTGACCCTAGACCATTTAGTTTCTATCTTCTGGAAAAAAGAAACTATTTAAACCACCCATTATGTTATTAGAATGGTCTGATAACCATTGTTGCACATAAGTATTTACATCTTGAACATCTGTAAACATATCATCTGTATATGGGTCATCTGGTGTTTCATAATCTCCACTTTCTAGTCTTTTCTTTACACTTTTTTTGGCATCTTCAATAACACCCAAAAAATCTCTTGCTACTTCTTCAAGATTATCAAGTTCC